GGGAAAACGAAAGGGAGCAGCAATTCCCCGCCTTGGGAGTTTCTAGCCTTGATCGATATGCGTGGTCTCTGTGAAGCTTCTACCAGATCGGCTGTATTTCCTTTAGCGAACTGGATGAAATTGTCCGATCTGCTAAGCATGTTATACACGAGCCAACACTCTCCATAGTGGAAATTGGTACCTTCTACTGTAGCTGTTAAACGCAAATTGGCGCGAAAGTGCCGGTAATGCTGACATCGAGACTTGATCACATCCGAGTTGAACATGAGGGACCAGGGATTGAAATCAGTGAAAAGCGCTTCCCCAGTATTCCAAGCTACGGTGAATAGTTTCACTGGGCGTTCAATCATATCCAGACTAGAATCATGTGTTGCTACTGTCCTGGAAGCGGGCTGGTTAGAATGAGAAGCCGTAGTCGAGTCCACTAAACTGTCAGAAAGAAATAGCTTGACGTTTTGTTGTTGCTCCTCGATAGGAGCCATCGTTGTGTTTGTATTTTGGTTTGAAATCCTGAAATTATGGTGTAGGGACTGGATCAAGCCCGTACACATAAACCAAACGAGAAGAGTTAAGCGTAAAGTACCATGGTTCAAAGGAACTTTCCGTAATCGTGAACTCTCTCGGACAACTCTTGCTTCCTGCAGGTTTGTCAGTCCATTTTGATCTCTTATGAACGGATCAAAAGGCGTTCTTGTACAATCGGTCGTTGGGAATCTCTTCAAAAAAGATTCCACGTAATCATCGTACGTTTTTGAGAAGGTTGCCGAATGCAATCCCATTCTCTCTGCTTGCAACACAGCGGTTTTCAACTTGTCCTTCCGATCGTCGAAAATTTGTCGACCGTGCAACATATACTCCTCGAGAGCCTTGTCCATGCAATTCGCTTCGATCACATCCTGGTCCTCTTTCGACGGAAGCCGACAATGCAAAGAGCGTAGTATGGAAATTTCATCAAGTGGTCCCACAATGCGCTGGGCTTCTTCCATCCATCTGACTCCTCGTTTACACATCTGGAGCTCTGTGATTTTCATTCCGACTGTGTTGTCATCATTCTTAGAAGCTCCGGTGATCGTGACGCCCCGACTCTTAAAGTAACTGGAAATGAAGTCAAGATCGAAGGTTTCAATGTCGGTGGACAGTACTGCGTCGTCTCCCACAGAGCCAACTCGAATATGATCATCGAAATCTTTCAACATCTCGACAAATTCAGACTCCGGAAGAAGGTCCATGAATTCCAGTAAAATGGGCATGTCGGAAATCCCGTATTTCAATTGGACTCGCTTAGCAACATACGCATCCAATACGCGAATTTCGACTCCACCCAAGTCGTTGATAGTGATCGTGAT